AAGGCCTGATTGATCGACTGATCATCCAGGTCGATACCGACCCGCTTCAAGCGAGAGCGCAAATAACCGCCGGGCCCTTTCTGGAGATAGATATTTCCAGTGGGTTCGGCGCCTATAGTGCGATCGCCTTTAGCATCCTTCGAAACAGTAATCACGCGAGACTCGTCTGAAAACGATATCGCGTCGTCCGTGAGGACGGTAGGTCCGACAATGTCCGTTTTAAAAAGATGTCTCAACCACAGATAATCTGTGGCTATGACAGCTTTGAAATACGGAGCAGCGCTTCGACTACAACTTACTGGGAACTGGGACATCTTATCCTCCCGACTGGCATCACTCCCCTTTAACGAGGAAGTAGAGCCAGGTCCCCACCCACAGTGCTCAAACAGCTGTGAAAACGTCGGTGTACCCCATATGCGTGCGATAATGTCCTGAGCCCTTTGCAAAATTGCAGGGTTCAGCTGGTTTAACCGACCAGTCGTTCGCGCGGAAGGTAGTATCCGATTCATCTCAGCACATTTGTCCTCAGATTTCCGAAATTTGAGGAGAGCCACATTGCGTTTGTCAATACCTGTCTTCAACCCTTTATACTTACGTAAAAAGGTATAGCATAGGTAATCCTTGGCAAAAGTGGCAGGGTCACTGTAATTCTTTGGGTCAATGTCGGCCTCGACCAGCTCTTTTGGAGCTGTCCGAAACTTCGACAACAGACTTAGGGAATATGGACTGTTCGTACGTTTGCAGATCTGTTCAAAAACAGATTCGGCGTCAGGTGTCGTTCTCTGTGCTCTCATAAGAGACTTTCCTTTACTCAGAAGTAAGGAATACTAATAGATGGGACTGCTACCGAAAGTAATACATGAATACGGCCATTGAGGCCATAAGCGTGATTACGTAGGCATGCAGCTGATCCTTCATTAGTACAACGATGTCAGGTTTTGGACGATATCGACAACAAGCGCATTGGACAAGATATTCTTGCAATACGACAAATTGTCTTTACGATCCGCCACGACATCGCGAGACGACTGAATGAACTCGACTTTCACCCGATCAACGTAAGCAATAGTCGGAGCCGGCGTAAAGCCGGACGAGCTAGTGCCCACGGTCTCAAGTTGAGGAAAAGCAAAGGTCACTTCCGTACGAGCGATGGCATTCTTGGCCGACTGCCCCACCGAAGCTTCGAGTTCACGCTTGGTACGAATACCGATGCGAGGATACCCGATAGAGCTGGTAGCAGCGACCCGAGGACTCGTGTCCTCGAACCAAAAGATGCCGGTTTTGACATCTTGTCCGAGTGGATTGAACGTGTGGTTCACGGGAACGGTCTCGCCATTAGCGAGAATGATTGGCGCAATTGCGGGCATAAAAATGCCTCCTTGTTAAGATCTTTCGATCAAGTTAAGAAAGACTCACCTTTTCAGAAAATTGGTGAGCAAAGCGGCAGCATTCAGAAGCCGACCAGAACCGAGATTGGCCTCAAACCGAGGTGTAGGAACACCAGGGAACGAAGTTATCAAAGCCCGATCAGCACCAACGCCCTTTGCGTAAGCCGTATAACGGCCTCCCCAAAGAACTCCGCCAGGCGGAGTCTTACTTCTTTTACCTACCTGGGTGGACTCCTCTTTATAGGAAAGAGTCCTGAACCCGTCGGTAAAGTAGCGACCAAAAATCGCTGAAGTTTCGACTCCTCTCAAGTAGTCACCGAGGTTGAAAAACCAGTCGGCGACGAAGCTCCATGGCAAGAGCTCCCAAGCAATACTCGCGGGATTAAGCGAGGACAGCCTGGCTGCTTGAGTTGTAGTATCATCCGGAATCGTCATACGAACCTTATGGTAACAGCGGTACGAACAATCGAGTTTTACCTCGCTTGTCCACCCACCGTTATCCGGCCAGTTGTCGACGACCACGGTTTTAGCTACACGTCGCGTAGATCGGCCCTCAAAAATACGAGGTTGATTCCGATAGTGCTCTGTAGAGAACTTAGCAACATCAAAAAGGGTACTCAGCGTGGGTTTAACCCCATACTGAAACTGGAGCCAAGCTGATCCCGCGACTTTCATCGCGGCGGTCAGTTTTCTGGCGCCCAGACTCTTAGTGATGCGTTGCATCTCTGCGACGGTTTTCGCTGCATCAGAACCCATACGCATTGTCTGTCTAGCCTGAAAGGCATCGACAGAGACGTCCGTGTTACCACGGATATTGTCTAACAATTTGTAGAAGGCTTCTTCCTCAACGGCCACCAGCTCGGAACTGTGCCATGTCGCCAGATTTTCAGTCGGTCCTACGTACTGACCCGTGTAATCGTCCCGAGTCGCAGTTCCTATCGTTTGATAGAAAGCTGCTATCGGGTCGACCCAACGAGTCGCTACGGAGTACGACCATGGATTCGGCGACTTGCGGTTCCCTCTTCTGATAATAGAAGCAGACACGGTTTCAGAATACTTGGAATACCCAAAGGTCGACGACGAGGTAACACCACTTGGCGTGGTGCGTATCAAGTCTAGACTCCCGGGTATTTTACGTGTTCCTGATTGCATGTGTACCTCCTCAATAAGAGCCCTCACACTACAGTGAGAGGGTTGAGCCATGTTGTGTTCATGTCGTGAGACAATCGCACAACAGAG